CTCCAGTTGCTTCTGTAACCGTTTTTCGTGTAACAGAGCGAGGAGAACGACAACCGTAAAAACAAGCTGCAAAACAAATAAAAATAAGTAGGTGTACGATTCCATGTCTCATGTTTATTAAGTCGTTAATTATTATTAGTATCAAAAGTGATAGATTTACGGTTCGGGCAATTCTTCACGCCGCAAAGAAACGGCTTCATAGTGTCCATTACACGGGCGTTCTGCTTGATAGCCTTTTCCATTTCGTTACATTTCTGCAGGACTTCCTTGTACTTGTTATCCACTTCGTCAAACCGTTTTTTCTGTTCCTGGTATGCGTTCTTTAGCTCCTTACGGTCATTCTTCATATCTTCTATTAGTTCCTGGTAAACCTCTTGTACTGACTTCATGGCATCAGCTTCCGCTTGTTTACGGGTATATCGGAGAGTGAATAACCAGGTCAGGCCACCCGTGCAAAGAGCCGTAATAATCGCTGTAATTATCGTTTCCGTCATATTGATAGAGTTGAAAATTCTACATTATGGTCCGGACGATACATACATGCGTCAAATAACCCGCCACAATCCCGGCCAGGTCCGCCAGAATATCCTTCCAGTCCCATTTATTACCGGGTGACATTTTATCCCCGTATTCCTTACCCAATGAAGCACCCAGGGCGAAGGGAACACCATAATTACCCAACAGGGCACATATAGCGTAATTAATTCCGAAATGCTTCCATTTGTCAGTTCCTATTTTCATAATTTGAATCATTGGTTATACTGCAAAGGTGGGAAGAACGGAAACCGACGAAAAGGACATAAAAAAGAGTGCCGGGAACCACCCCGGCACAAACAAACCCTAACCTGGGACTTAAACCCAATGGCTGCCTTTTCAGCCGGTATGCTAAATTGTTAATATTAAGGATTAGACAACTTTTCGATGTCTTTTTTCATCATACGTAATAATTGAATCCTCCTTAACACCTCATTTGTTGGTGTACTTTCATCTCCTTTCTCTATTAGGAAATCGATTAGGTCCTCAATAACTTCGATGTAACAAGCGGAAACCGGTTCCGTCTTAGTTTGCCACTGTGTCAAAATCTCGGCACTTTCATCTGTTATATGTGCGCCGTTTACTTCTATATCTTTCATAATAATTCTTTCTTTAAATGTTTTTAATCGGTGTAGTCTCTAAGGTAGTGAAATCAATTATTCCGGCCTGCCGGTATATCCCGAGGGCGACTTTCCTAAACCGTTCGTAATTACGTTTGTCAATGGGCGATAACTGCCACCTCTTCATGTCTTTCATCAAATCCGGTATATTATTGGCACTATTATACAGACAGTTGTTTTTACCGTACTCGTGATGAAGTGATACAGACTGAAAATCACCGGAGAAAACAACCAACCGCAAACGTTCAAGTTCAAGGAAAGCAAACTCATTGTTAACCTTCTCCACCTTATAGGCTCTTAATTCAATGGAAGGCGCGCCGTATTCACGTCTAACGAAAAATAGGATATCAGGATTATTTGTATTCATTTGGCACCTCCTTTTAAGTCTTCTAATTTAATATGTGAAATACTTGTTATACTTTCCAGTACCCCGTCGCATATACTTTTAACCCTTAATCCGCGGGAACCGTCTTTCTTGGGTAAATTCAGGTGATAATAGGGGCGATTCCTCCAGAATGTAATCCGGAAAATCCAGCCACGAACTTTAAAAGTAGCATTACTTATTTTATAATCAACCTGTACCAGATCACCCGGTTTAAATTTACTTTCTTGTAGAAACATCCCCTGTATTTCTTCCTGTTCCTTCTTTATTTCCTCAATTCTTTTATCATTGTTTTGTAATTGGGTAAGTAACACTTGCTGATATTCAGTATATATCATTCGGAACCTCCTTTCTTTTCTATCTGGGGACGCTCTGAAAACCTATATATTCTTTTAACCCGGTAAATAAAAAAATAGGCTACCGGCTTGTCACAGCCGTTATTATGTGTTTTAGTGTCCTGGTCTATATGAATAAACCCGCTACCGGAAGATATCTTCAGCGGCATTGTTTTAGGGTATTTCTCGTTCAGCTCCTTTACCTTTGCTTCCAGTTCAGTTTTAAAAGCATCGAAGGAAATTTTATCAGGGCAAAGCGTATTACCAAACTGGTTTGCAAACTCTGCCATTTCAGCACATTTTCGATTCTGTGGCTTATATTCGTTAAGCTCTATAAAATAAGATGTCATTTTCGACCTCCTTTCCTCGCTTTCTTGGCACGACACACACATATAACTGCACCAATGACAGCCGGTGGATAGATAAAAGTAAGACAGAAACAAGCGATAGCAGATAAGTAATAAGCCCCAGAAGTTGAACAAACAGTACATTCCTGTTTCGGTTCCTGGAAATAACGATGTTGGATTGTGTTTACGTCCGTACTACCAGTACGAAACGAAGGTACATAGCTTGTACCGGTTTGAAATTCTTTTTTCATAACGATAGTGTTTTTGGTCTATTAAAAAAAGAAAAAGGCGGAAGCCATTTCCCTGTTTCGCCAAAAACACTACCGCAAACCGTCCGAAGATCGGGTTATATAGTTTAGGGAAAGGCAACCACCTTATATTAAACAAGCATTTGTCGGGCATAAAAAAAGCCCGTTGTTTATTCGAGCCAATAACCGAGACTCACCGGACTGCATAACAGTAGTATTTTTGGCATGGGCAAATGTCGGCATTAAAATCTGAACAAAAAAAAAAAAACGTTAATAAAAGTTTATCAGAAAAAGAAAATTTCTCGACAATACGATTCGTTACTTTGTAACAAAAACGCCCACCGAAATTGGCGAGCGTTACATAAATGATTATTCTCTTATTTCTTAATATTTAATTTTATATAATTACTAACCTTTAAATCCGAGTATCTTATAAAACACTCTTTATAAACCGAAATATCTATTACAGAATCTCCCTTTATAAATACTTCTTCAAAAAGAGGTTTTTCTTCCTCAAGAATATACTTAACAGTCATTTTATTTATTCCTTTTTCAATCTTTCTATATTTATAGCATGTAGCATCATGAAAACCATACATATTTAAGATATTCCCGTAATTCATTTTCTCTGCCTCTTCTTTCTCTTCCACATCGTTTCTTTCTTTCGTTCCCTTTAAATGAAAAGTAAAAAACATACCAAGTGTCGAAAAAGCATGAAATCCTATTTCATTTTCACGAATATATATCTTTTCATTTGCATTTGTTTGATAATACCCGTTATATACTTTACCGAAAGATTCATAAGAGTGTTCAACAAATTTTATAACTCTACGTAACTTAGTTCCTGTTGGTAGTTCTATTCTCGCCAATCCATGAATACTGTCTATTTCTATTTTTCTATCAGATACAGGATAGCTAAATATTTCTGTATCGTGTTCACCAATGGAAGTTTGTTTATCGCTAATAAAGACTTTAGCTTTAAATACGGTGTTTTGAAGTTGAGCTTCAGCAGCTGTCGTTGCCAATACAGCCAATACAATAACTAAAAATATTTTTTTCATACGTAATTAGATTAGTAAACAGAGCATTCCAATACATCCCAATTACGAGGATCTATTCCTCTTCCTTCTTTGTACCTTAATTTCACCCTATACTTTAACTTAGATTTCACTCCAAAAGCATTTTTAGCAATAACTGTACCTTTTACAATACATTCGTTATTTCCAAGATATTCATGCTCAACTCCTGATAATTTAAAGTTTGCTTCTTCTGGATAATTTAAATTTAACTTGACGTAAGCTTTAGCTACAGCGAAAGAATCCCCTATATCTTCCGGCGGATTAGTGTTACATGATGAAAACGTTATCAACATGACACATAATAAAAATAATTTTCTCATATCAGTAACTTAAAATTAGTGTGTACCTTAGTTTGTACCACCCATAAGTTCTGACGGTATGCAGTATTTTGGCAGCTGCAAAAATACTCAAAATATATATTTATACAAAAGCCCTACCAAAATAATCTGATAGGGCTTTATTATACGAACACTCAACCGATTAATTTTCAGCAATAAAAGCATATCCGTTTTTAGGCCTGCTTGCTTCTTTCAAATTACAGCCGAAATGCAAATAATCATTATCCGGCAATCCGCACAATGAAATAACACCTTTATCATCATTTAGCCTAGCTATGAAATTCAAAACATCAGGAAATAAACTTCCACGGCATTCTATAATTGTACATAACAATTTTTCCCCGTTTCTTTCCGTAGAAAACACATCACCTACTTTTAATGTCTTTTACCGTTTTCATTTCTTCGTTATTTTAAGTATTAAGATTTTATATTTATTACTTTTTACCAGCGAATATACTAAGAATCCACCAAAAAAAATGAAGGCAACCGCCCAAAAATACACGGTAATTCACCCCAAAACGCCCAAAAAATGAAGCAAAAACGCATAAAAAACTCACTTTTTCGCGTAAAATTTTGGTCTAAATGCAGATAAACGACTGAAAAACAGTCAAAAACCGGAGAAAATTTCAAAAACTTAAAAAATGACACCTTCCGAAGACCGAGCCGCTCAGAAGTCGGAAAGCAGTTGCCCTCCTCCTAAAAGGTGAAATATGACCTCTGGGAGGG